GAAGATAAAACTAGCAAAGACCAAAATATATATGAAGATATATTGGTTTGTGGTAGAGGATTTAGATATACAAATAAAGATGCTACATTTGTTAATGAAGATGACCAATCTCCATTTGAATTAATAAATTGTCCTGTATTAGATACTGAAGTAGTTTATTCAAGTAAATTAGGAAATGAGCAATTATTTGCTTACATAGTAACTGATATGGAACAAATAGTTCAAAGAGAAGATAATGGTAAAATTGTTACAGTAAAAGAACCATATAATGAATATACAGTTTATTTAAGAAATAAAGTAATAACATATAGTAATAAAAGTGGTGAACTAAAAAGAGTTGGTGAACCTACTCCATTACTATTAAACGAACATATTATAACTGAATACTTTGTTAATAGGAAAAGAATATCATTAATCGAAATTGGAAAAGATTTATTTGATAACATTAATGAAGTAGAAAGTTTAGATAAAGATGACCTTGAACAATTTGTTAATGCAATAATGGTATTTACTAATGTTAAGGTTAGTGCTGAACAATTAGATGAAATAAAAGAGCTTGGTGCTTTACAAATTGCTTCTACAGAAGGACAAAAAGCAAGTGTTGAATTGTTAGAGCAAAGATTAAAAAGTTCTGAAACTCAAACAATGTACAATAGATTATTAGATGCTTTACATATGATATTAGGTATTCCAAAAGCAAACGAAAATGGAGAAATATCTACAGGTGATACTGGTAAAGCTAAGGCTACAGGTCAAGGATATACAAGTTCAACTATTCGTACACAAAATGATGAGAATATGTTTAAATCTTGTGATAAAAAGACATTAAAAGTAATCTTAAAGATTTGTAAAACAGTTTCTAATAGTAAAATTAAAGATTTATTAGTTAGTCAAATAGATAACAATTTACAAATTGACCAAAGAGATAACTTATTAGTTAAGACACAAGGTTTAATGAATTTATATTCTTGTGATATTCCAAGAGAAATTGCTAATAGTGTTGTTAATTTATTTAATGACCCTCACGCAGTTAGTGTTCAACAAGATGAATTGTTCGGACCTCAACAATCAAGCAAAGGTAGTTCAAATACTAACTCAATAGCAGGTACTAAAGATGAAGTAAATGAACAAAATAATGAAATAACTAGAATAGAACAAACAGATAGTCAAGAGCAATAACTTGACTATCTCATATCGCCAATTAGAGTATTCGGGTGGTGCAACTCCATCTAGGCGACCTAATTAAATTCTCTAGGTTTGGTAGAACCGTAATAAACTACTGTAGGAAGAGAGAGTGAATTAAATGAAAAGAGAAGAATTATTGGCAAAAGGTTATACCGAAGAACAAGTAGATGAAATCCTTGGTATTTACCATCAAAATGACAAAAAGGTAAAAGACCTTGAAAGACAAATCGAGGAAGATAAGGCTATTAAGGTTAAAAACCAAGAATTACAAAAACAAATTGATGATATTAATGAAGCTAACTTATCAGAACAAGAGAAATTAGCTAAAAAGGAAGCTGAAATCGAAACTAGATTATCAAATGCTAGAAAAATCGAAAATACAGCTAAAGCTAAAGAAATTCTTGCAAGTTATGATGTTGATGATGAATTAATATCAAGATTAGTAAGTGACAATTTAGAAGAAACAGTTAATATGGCTAATTTATTCAAAACAAAAATTGATACAATTAGAACTACTGTAGCTAATGAAACTAGAGAAAAACTTGCTAATGCTGATGTAAAACCTACACCAACTAATATTTCTCAAGATGATGGAATAATGACTTTAGAAAAATTAAAAGCTATGACTATGACAGAGCAATTAATGTTCAAAAGAGAAAATCCAGACATCTATGCCGAAATAACAAATAAATAAAAAAATAGAGAGGAAGATAAAAAATGGCAAAGAAAATTAATAATAATGCTCAATACAATCTAGAATTTTACTATGATGAAGAGTTATTTAATGATGTATATACTAATGAACCAGACCCAACTACATTAGTATTACTAGAAAGTGGTGCTGTTGTTGAAGATGCTGAAATCGCTAGAATGATATCTAACGGTGGAAACTATTTTACAGTACCATTCTATAAAGATATCGAAGGTGATGAAGTAAACTATGATGGTGTTACTGATATTACTGCTGATGGAAATGATAGTGGTATTTACCACGGAGTTGTTTATGGTAGAGCAAAAGGTTGGAAAGCTGTTGATTTCGTTAAAGATTTCTCAACTGCTGACCCAATGAGAGCTATCTTAAACAGAGTACAAAAATGGAAATCTAAAAAGATGCAAACAAGATTAATTGGTATCTTAAATGCAGTTTTAGGAATAACTGGTACTGGAGATTTTGCTTCTTGGAATAATCATAAAATGGATATTACTTCAGCAACATCTACTGTAACTGATGATAATAAGATTTCTTTAACCACTTTAAGAAACTTAGCAGTTAAAGCAAATGGTGACCAAGCAAATGGATATGCTTTAGCAATAATGCACTCTGCAGTTGCTGGAAGATTAGAAGATTTACAATTAGTTCAATTCTATACATATAACAAAGATGGTATCGAATATGATGTAAGAGTTGGTAGAAGTGGTAACTTAATGATTTTAGTTACTGATGAAGTACCTGTAGTAGTTGATAGTACAACTCAAACTACTAAATATACAACTTATGTATTAGGTAGAGGTGCAATTGGTTCTGCAAATGCTCCAGTTGAAATTCCATCTGAAATTTCTCGTGACCCAGCTAAACAAGGTGGTATGTCATACTTATGGACTAGATATAGACATTGCTTCCACCCATATGGTTTCTCATTTGAAATGGAAAACTTACCAGTATCTCCAACAGATGCACAATTATCTGACAGCGATAACTGGGAAATCGTATTTGACCCAAAAACAATTTATATTGCAAGTGTTAAGACTAACGGATAATAGAGAGGTGTTATTATGTTTATAATCGTAGATAATAAACCTTATGCTGTTAGAGGAAACAAAGTATATGAAGTAGGATTTGGAGAAAAAGGAAAAGTTGAAATTTCTGACAAACCAGTAGATATTAAAATTAAAGGAGATTTCTATAATTATGATGAAATCGTTAGAAAATTTAATGTTAAATATCTAGTACAAAAAAAGGCTCAAGAAGAAGCATTAAAATCACAACTTGATGGATATACTGAAGAGTTATTAAAACAAGTTGAAGATTTAACTAAAGAAAACGAAGAGTTGAAAGCAAGAATTGAAGAATTAGAAAATCCTTCTGCTAATGATGAACCTGCTGATGAAGGAAATGAAGAACCTGAAAAACCAGCAGATGATAAAGTAGATGAAGATAAATCTGATGATGCTAATGACACTCAAGATGATTTAGAAAATGCTAATGCTGATGAAGGAAATGAAGAACCTGAAAAACCAGCAGATGAACCTATAATTAAAAATGATAAAAAAAATTAATAGTAATTAGAGAGAGGGAATAATAATGACACCTGAAGAATTAGTAATACAATTACCTGCTTTAAAAGAAAGAATACCTTTCGATGAAGCATATTTTGAAAATGAAACAGAATGGGAAAATGTATTAAAACAATTGTTAAACACAAGTAAAGATATTTTATTTGATAAGTTATTCCCTTTCGATGATACTGTTGAATATGTTATTCCTGCAAGAAGATATGATTGGCAATTAAGATGTTGTGTAGAACTATTTAACCTTGCTGATAAAGCAGGTTCAACAAGTTATGCAGAAAATGATATATCTTGGACTAAATTAAGTGATGGATTATCAAGACATCTTATGAACCAATTAATATCTAATGTAGGAGTTCCTCAACCTAAACAAGAAGAGGAAGAAGATACAACAGAAGTTGTTGAAGAAAACGAAAATGAAGGAGAGTGATTTATATGTACAATGTAAATCCTCAACCAATTCATAAAGTCAAAACAAGAGTATATATTGAGGGTAAAACTGTTTCTATTATCGATGAAGATGAAAACGAAATAACTCAATATGAAGAACCTAAAAAATATTACTTTAATATACAACCTGTTAAAGATGAACTTGAAAGAAGGACTTATGGAATGGTAGATAAAGAAACATTAGTTGCTGTAATACCAGAAAAAAATAAATATAAAGATTGCTTCTATGAAGGTGATAAAGCTTATATAGGTATTGAACCAGAAAATAATATAGCCAATTATGAAATTAGTGGTATTAGGGTTCAAAATGTTGGTATTAGAGTATATTTTATAAAAATAAACGATTAAGAGAAAGGAGTTCTTGTTATGGCAATCAAAGTTAAAAAGATAAATGAAGAAGGTAAAGAAATCATTAAAGATATAGATGATGCTTTATATTCTGCATATATCAATACTGGTTGGGAAGTAGTAAAAGATAAAAAACCATCTATTATTGCTTCAAAACCAATAGTAAAAGAAGATAAAGAAGAAAAAAATGGAAAAAATATATAAATTCGATTTAACTCCTAAAGGTTTAAGAGATGCTCAAAAACTATTAGAAAAAATAGAAACTTTATGGTTAAGTGATAAATTTCAAAGACATTTAGGCAATATTTTAAGAAAAGAATTAATAAAAATACAAAAACACAAATTATCTACTATTAATTCAAATGAAGATATAAAAACTAGCACATATATGAAAAGTAATCATTTAGAAATAAAAGATGGCTATATTTATTTATATAACGATGCAACAATTGATATATCTAATAAAAATATGCTAGAAACAACTAAATCAAGATATCCTGCACAATTAAGTCTTGCTAAAATAGTAGAATATGGTATTGGTTATACTGGTAGCATATATGCTAATGAAGAAGTAGAAGATTGGCAATTTGATGTAAATAATCACGGATATAAAGGTTGGTACTATAAAGATGATAATGGAGAAATTCATTGGACTAATGGTTTTGCAGGAAGATATATATTTTTAGAGTTAAAAAAATATTTAGAAGAAAATATCCAAAAAATAATAATAGATTTCTTGGAAGAATGGTTAAAAAGAATATAGATTGAGAGTGATATTATGAATATAGAAACACAATTGTTACGAGAATACAAAGAATTTATGCAAAATAAATCTGTTTTTGGTGACATAGTTAAAATATTACCTAGTACACCTCAATCTTTTTCAGTTTATCCAACTATAGTTTTTACTGAAGTTAATAATAATGACTATATGTTAGGAAAAACTTTAGATAGAATAGAAACAGTAGATAATTTGTTCTATCAAATAGATATCTATACTAAAGATATTAAAAAAGATAATAAAACATATGCTGCTAGAACAGTAATAAATGAACTTAAAGATTTGACTTTTAAGTTTATAAATGGTATAGGTTTTATTAGAGAGAGTGCTACTCGTGGAGAGTATATCGATGTTACTGTTCAAAGATATACAATACTAGCAAGTGGCAAGCTTAATAATTGGAATATGAAAATAACTAATTAATATGAAAGAGAGGATTATATATGGAAAGATATTATACAGATAGAGGATATATCACAAAAGGTATGTCATTAAATGTATTAGATGAAACAGATAACAAATTTTGTATGTTAATTCCAGTATCAGAAATGCCTGAAACTGCATCTGCTCCATCTACACAACAAAAAACAGTATTAAGTGATGTTAAACACACATATGTTGAAGGATTACAATCAAGTGAACAAAAAACATATGCATTTAACTATCATAGAGATAACATTAACAGATTAAAAGAATTTGCTGGTAAACCTGTTACTTTACTAGAAAGAAATGCAGATGATACTGGTGAAAGATTTAAAGGAACTATTACATTTGGTAGAAATTCAGCAGCAGTTGATAGTTTATCTGCAGGACAATTATTTGTTACTGTAAATGAAGCTGATGAGTTCCCATTAAACGATGTAAGAGATATTATTAAACCAACAGCAATTATTACATCTGCATTATCAGATGTTGAATTAATTGGTACTGCATCAAAAGTTATTTCTCTAGAAACATCACCATTAGCAAATGTAACTGCATCATCTGATGCTGCTTCTGTTGCTACTGCTACTGTTGCAGAAGGAAAATTAACAATTACTGGTGTTGCTGCAGGAAAATGTATTGTTACATTAACAGTAAGTGCTACTGGAGAAGCTTCATCAAAGAGAACTATCTTAGTAGAAGTTAAACCAGCAGAATAATAAAAATAAAATACAAGAAAAGAAGGTAATAATTTATGAAAGAAATTAGTAAAGAAATTATAGAAATTGATGGAAAAGAATATACTCTATTTCTTAACAGAAAAGGAATAGTTGCTTACGAAAGATATTGTAAAGAAGAAGCAAAACAACTAGAAGAAGTCCAAGAAAAAGTCGAAAAAACAGCAAAAATTTTAGAAAGCGATGAAGATTTAGTTATAGATGATAATACTAACCCATTTGATGGATTAGAAGATATAGCTGAAGATGAAGCTGATAAAAATAAAGCTTTAATTACAAAAATGTATGTAAAACTTTACTGGATAATGCTTTATGAAAATCACAAATTATCTTTATCACAAGTTGAAGATTTATATAAAAAGGCAATCACTGAATATGGTGAAAATCAATTAAAAGCTTTGGGTGACCAAATGTTTGAAGAAGTAAACACAATGCCTGATAATATTAAACAAGAAAATTTAAAAAACTTGAAAGCACTAAAACCAAAGAAGTAGAAAATAAAAAAGATTATAATTCTTATACTGATTTTTATCTACAAGAATTATTCCCTAGTGCTATTATGTTCGGTATGTCTAGTGAGGATTTTTGGGAGAATGACCCAAAACTATATTGGGCATACCGAACTTTTTATTTAAAGAAAAAAGAAACATTCTATGAAGAAATGCGATATGATGCTTGGTTGAAGGGTAGTATGAATTATATGGCAGTTTCGTATTCTTTAAATAATTCATTTAATAAACAAAAGATTAATTATCCTTCTTATGAAGAGTTAAATAATGGAATGAAAAAAACAAAAGAAAATAAAAAGATGACAAAAAAAGAGATTGATGAAATGGCCGTAAACGAATTTAATTATTGGGCCAGAAGATAATCTTAGAAAGGAAAATAAAATGGCAAATGAAAGTGTTGGAATTTTAATCAGAGCCTATACAGAACAAGGTGTAGAAGCTATTAAACAGATTAAAAAGCAAATGAGAGAAACTGAAAAGGCAACTCTTGACCTAGGAAAAGTTATAAAAAGTGCATTTAATCAACAAACATCAATGATTGGTTTTATTAAGTCATTTAAAAATATTACAGAAAATATGATGAAAGCTAGTGAAGCCGAAGCAGAATATGTTGAAAGTATGAACTTGCTTGCTGTATCGTATAAAGCAGATACCTATGAAGGTGAAAAATTATACACCCAAACTAATGATTTGATAGATAGTATGAAAGAATTGTTAGGTTTAGACCCATCTCAATTAACACGAGAAGTCGGTGTTTACAAGCAAATGACAAGTGCAATGGGTATGACTAATAGAGAAAGTGCATTACTTGCTGAAAATCTTATTAAATTGCAACAAGATACTGCTTCATTATATAATTTACAATCTAGCGAAGTTGCTACTAAATTTCAATCTGCTTTAGCTGGTCAAACAAGAGCAGTAAGAAGTTTAGGTGTAGATATTACAGTTGCATCATTACAACAAGAATTGTTTAATTTAGGTATAAATAAAAGCTATAATGAGTTAAATCGTGCTAGTAAGTCAGCATTAATTTATTTAGCAATGCAAAGGCAACTTAGAAATGCTAATGGAGATGCTAGTAGAACAATTAATTCTATGGCAAATCAAATGAAAATATTTAAAGAGCAAATAGCTATGGCTGCAAGACAAATAGGTGCTATATTTATACCAATATTAAAAAGAATATTACCAATTGCTAATGCAATATTAATGGTATTTAATGATATAATGGAAATTGTATTAGGATTGTTTGGTGTAGATGTTCAAACAATGGCAACTGAATTTGGTCAAGCTACTGTAGATATAGGTGATGGATTTGAAGATGTTGCTAGTAATGCTGACAATGCTACTAAAGCCGCAAAAGAATTATTAGGTTTAAGAGGATTTGATAAATTAAATAACATAACAACTCCTCAAGATAGTGGTTCATCAAATAAAAATTCTACTAGTGGTTCTTCTGGAATAGGTGGTATTGATAGCAAACTATTAGAAAAAATAGGCGAGTACGACTTACATCTAGATGATATAAAAAATAAAGCTAGAGAAATAGCGGATTTTATCGAAAAATGGTTAATTTATACAGATGAAACAGGCAAGCACTTAACACCATTAGGGAAAACATTAGTATTTCTAGCAGGAACTACAGTTTTAGGTAAATTAATTGAAGGTGTTGTTACTATACATAATACACTTAAATCAATATCTGGTATTGGTGGCGGTGAAGGCTTTATTGGTAGTGCAGTAAAAAGTTTAAAGGCATTTAATAGTGAAAGTGATATAACACTTACAAAAGCAGAAAAATTTAAAACATTCCTATTAGGTGCAACTATAAGTGCCGCTGGTGATATTTTATTAGGTTCTACAATTAAACAAATGAGAGAAACTGGAGAAGAATTAGATAAATTACAAGGCAAATGGGAATTATATGTTGGAACACTTGCTTCAATTGGTGGTGGTGCTTTAGCTGGTAGTATATTTGGACCAGTTGGTTCTGCTGTAGGTGCTGCTGTAGGTGCTATGGGTGGCTCTACAGTTGCTTTATACGAAGGATTAAAACCTTTATATACTATAAAAGATGAAATGAAGCTATTAAAAGAAGAAACAAAAAAATATACTAAACAAATTGATGATGAAAGAGAAAGAATATATAAAAATAGAGATGCTAAGATAGCTTTAATTGACCAAAATGAAAAATTGTCAAAAAGATTACAAACTATAACAGATGATACTGGAAAAGTTAAAAAAGGTTTTGAAGATGAAGCTAAATATATAGTTGGAGAATTAAACGATGCTTATGACACTCATATGATATTTTCCGGTAACATAATTAAAAATTATGATAATGAAATAAAGAAAATTAACGAAAAAATAAAAGCTCAAAGAGCAGAAGCTTATATGGAAGCTATGAAAGAAGATTATGTTAAAGCATTAAAAGAACAAAATAGAATACAAAATGAGTTATATAATGCTCAAAGAAAATATAATCCTTTATATAAAGAATATAGTCGATTAACATCAAGACAGAATGAAATACAAAATAGAATGAATTATTTAAATAAGAATTTTAATAGTATTTCATATGAAGAAAGACAAGAATTAACAAGATTAAGAGAAGAATATAGACAAAATAAGAATAGATTAGAAGAACTTACTCCTGCATACGATGAAGCTAAAAAAAATGTTGATGAATTAGGTGAAAAATATAAATGGTCTGCAGTGACAATAGAAAAATATCAAAAAATGTCTATTGAAATGCAAAAAGGTAATTATAAAGAAGTAGAAAAAATTGCTAAAGAAAACGGAGAAAATGTTGGAGAAGCTGTTAAAAAATCACTTGAATATCAAATATCATTACTTGATGAAGGTTCTCCATTAACAAGTGATATAATAGCTGGATATCAATATTTAGCTGAAACAAGTGAAAGTGAATATAAAAAGGCATTAAGCGAACTTCCACCAGATACAGCTTTAGTAATAGCTGCTGCTGTAGGAAAAGTTGATGGAAGTGATTTAGCTGACCATTTTGGTACATTATCTAAAACAAGTGAAAAAGATTTCTTGAGATATTTATCTTTATTCCCTCAAGATGTACAACAACAAATTATTGATAAAATGTATGAAAAAGGTTACAACATTAGCGATGAACTACAAAAAGGTATAAATCAAATTAATCCAAATATTAAAGTTGGTGTTAAGGGCCCTTCAAAATCTGAAGTAGATAAAATAATTAATGAATTTACTTACAAAGTAAATGGTCGAAAATTAAAAGTAACAACATCTCAAAGTGGTTGGGTAACTATAGATGAAGTAAAAGCAGATGGTGGTTTCTTAAATCAAGGAGAAGTATTCGTAGCTCGTGAAGCTGGACCTGAAATGGTAGGTACTATAAATGGTAGAACAGCAGTTGCTAATAATGACCAAATAGTACAAGGTATAACAAATGGTGTTATGATAGGTGTAGCAAGAGCTATGTCAGGAACACAAGGTAATACAAGGGTTGTAATTGAAGCTGATAGTGATACTCAAGGATTATTAAACTTCATTACATTTAAACAAAAAGAACAAGATAGACAATATGGAATGTAGGAAGGATTGTGAATTATGAAAGTAGTACAAAATTATAATAAATATGAAAATTATATTAGAATAGGTCATACTGCAACAAACAATGGAGATGATACATATACTTGCACAGATTTGCAAGACTTCCCAACTCCTGCTAAATTAAGTAGAAAATTACACGATGAAGATAAAGATGCTTTTACAGATTTAGAAGGATATACTCATAGAAATAGAGTAAGACACGATGTAGAAGAATTTGAAGTATCTTTTCCAATGTTAAGTGATGAAGATGAACAATTTATACTTAATCTTATTAGTCCAGAATGGGTATATGTTGAGTTAATTGATAAAAAAACTAGACAAAGAAAAACAATAAAAATGTATGCAAGTGATAAACAATGGGACACATTTATGGTGTTTAAAGATAACAATAATAATTGGTGTACTGAAGATGTTGATTTGACATTTTCTATGGTACAAGAATAAAATGGAAATAGGTGATAGGAAATGGCATATATAGTAAGTAACGAATTTAGAGAACAATTATATAGTGGTTCAAGTAAATTTAAAGGAAAACTTACAATAAATAATGAAATAATATCAAACTCATTGATATCTTCTATTTCCATTTCTTCTCCTATAATAGATACATCTAGTGAGTTCTTTTATGTAGGTTCGTTTATATCTCAACAACTTACAATAAAGTTTAAAAACTTAGATGGTATTGAATTACATAGTGGAGATGAAGTTTCATTAAGCATATCTCAAAATGTGAATAATGAATGGATAGAAGTACCAATTGGAGTATATTTAATTGATGATTTAGCAGAAAATTATCATAAAACTTGTGAAATAAAATGTTTAGATTATGCAATAAAATTTAAACCTAATATTGATTATTCTCCTTGTTTTGTAAATAACAAAGCAAATATAAGAACTATATTAAATTATATATGTGATTATTTTGATGTAGAATTAGGAGAATGTCCTACAACAAATGACAATGTTGAAGTAGGAACATATGATAGTACAGTAAGTGGAAAACAATGGATTTCATATATAGCCGAAATTAAAGGCTGTAATGCAAAAATGGATAGAAATGGTAGATTAGTCTTAAAAGAGATAAATCAAGCTGTAGCGACTTCTATTAATGCTAAAAAAGGCAAATCTTTTGAACTTGGAGAAAAATATAAAATTTCTCAAGTAACATTCTTCGATGCTATAAGAAATTTCACTTATGGTGAAGATACTGATAATGTTTTATTTATAAGACAAGATAATCCATTTGTAACAGATACAAGTGTTGTAGAAAATATTTATGAAGTTGTAAATAATTTTGAAATATATAAATTAAAAGCTCAAAACTATGGTGATTTTACTTTAGATGCTTGGGATATTATAGAATATCAAGTTGGAGAAAATTCATATAAGACAATAAATAATAATACAATGACTTATGCTATGACAATAATGGGTGAAGTTAATGTTACTATTCCTTCTAAACAACAAGAAGTTACAACAAATGTAGTAGAAGGTAATTTAAGAACTGTTAAAGCAGAAGTTAATAGCATTGATAATTCTGTTAAACTTGTAGTTGCAGAAGTTGGTGATAGAGGAGATAAAACAACAACTATAGCAGAAGATATAAATAGTATTGAAGCACAATTGCAAACAGTTCCAGTTATTACAACAGAAGTAGAAGGAACTGGTGCATTAAGAATATATAATATAGCTAATACAAGACTTATTGAATTAAAAGTACACCCAACAACAAGAGATATTTTAGGATTATTTGCTACTCCATTATTAAAAGCTCAACAAGGTTTAAAAACATTATCAAGAGGAATTACATTTGATAGTGAATATGATGAAAAAGATGAATATTATTTAATTCCTAAAAATTTATACTTCGTTGATGATGTGTATGATGAATTTGTGTATGATGGTGTAAATGAAAGAATGTATGTTATTCATAGAGTTGGCATTGAAAATGATGAAAAATATAAACTTGATGAAGAATATATAGAAGAATTAGAATTTTTTGATTTAATATTAGATGAAGGCGATTATACTGTATTTATGGGTACTTATCCATCTGCTTATATTTT